TTGATAGAAATCTGCATCATCTCTTGGTATTACTCTATCATATATCCAATGAAAGGTATCAGAGGGATTGTAATCCAGAATGATCCTGCCGTTAGTCCTGAATACTATTTGCTGCCAATCTTCAAAGGTGAGTTCATTAGCCTCATTTAGAAAAGCAAGATCTCTCTTCCTACCTCTAATCTTCTGAGGTTGATCCATAGATATAAACTCCACAAGATTACCATTGAGGATATATTCAGAATTAGATTTGTTATGCTTCTCCTCCTGATAGATTCCTGCTCCCTTCAGGATATCAAGAAAGTCCCTCATCACAGAAGAACGAACTGCAGGAAATGTCTTTCTAGCTATTGTAATTGTCTTGCCCTCATGATTAGTGCAATAATAGAAAATGAGCCAAAGAAGAATATTGTATGTCTTTCCTGACCTTGTACCTCCCTGCTCAACTATGATCTTTTTATCTGATCTCTTTAGATGTCCATAGACCTTGTTAACTTGGATCTTGCTCATCCACTTCCTCTATCTGGAATGTCTTTAACCCCTCATGAGATATCTCCTGTCTCTCTACATATCCTCTCTTCTTTCCTTTTGTTTTTAGATAGAAGATAGTTGAGGTGGGATTCCCTCCTCTGATCTGCTGATGCAATTGAGATTCTGCAAAGTCAAGTGCTACATTAGAAATATCATCTACTGCTTTCTTGTATTCAGGATCATTATCTAACCACAAGTAATGAGTAGTTCTTCCTATCCCTACGCTCTTACAGGCTGATGTTACTACCCCTAGAGATTTCTCTAAGGCTTCTATCATTGCCTTTTTATGTTGTTCAGTTTTGTCCATTTAAAACTTTGTTATATATTGTCATTATCAAATGCGATAATAGTGTAATGGTAGCACATCCTGCATCCAGCAGGAAGGAGGCGTTCAATCCGACCTTATCGCTCTATTTTAACCCTCCTCTCTTGGAGGGTTATTTTTTCCCCTTTATACATCCCTGCTCCTATCTCATCAATTTTAGAGAATGGAATGATAGGTGTAGTAATCTTGCAACTTTTATCAATCAGATAAATATATCTCAGTTGATATCCATCTAAAGGAAATGCACCCTGCGCTTTGGCCTTTGAGGCTGAAAGGCCTTTGTTTTTGTAATTGGAATTATTTAAAGTTTTATCAGATATTATTTTTCCATTCCAATTCAAAATAGTCTTATTTTCTTTAATCCCTGTCAGATGAAATCCTGAGGCTCTATATATTGTACCATCACCACATTGAGTTCCATCAGAATAGGATAATATCCATTTAATATGAGGAGCATTCTTTTTGATGAGTCGGATGCTGATCGCTATGCATCTGGACTCGCTATTCTTTGGTAGGTAGTCATCAAAAGCCATCCTGTTCAATTCAAGCATCTCATTCCATAAAGAAGGCTTAACCAAAGACAACACTCTTCTCTTATCCATAGGATTCCCATAACTCATCACTCCATGCAACTTTCCATCAAGGAATGCACCGAAGTGTAAAACAGAATTCATCACTACCTTTCCAGAATAGTGATGCTTCTTAACAAAGGCATTGGCCTCTTGAGTTGGGATTACTTTGACTATTATTTCCTTTGCTCTGCCCATTGCATAATGATTAGATATAAAGCATTACCATTACCATTTTCATTTCCGAATGTTTCCACATACTTAAACTCTTCCAATTTCTTCACATCATCCAGAGCGTTTCTGATTTGCTCTGCTTGTTCATCTGATAAATGAAAGGCCATCTGCTGAAATGGTTCTCTATCTCCATCAGCGAGGCTGAAGTCCTCTCCTAATTCCTCAGGATCTAAAGCCCATTCTTTAGGAAGATCCATACCCCAATCAATGAGTTGTTCTGTATCCCATTCATTAGCCAATAGATCCCAATCCCATTCACCAAATGAACTATTGTCCTTAATGATGAATTCCTTCTGTTGTTCCTCTGTGAGGTTATCTGCAAATATGATAGGGACTTGTTCAATTCCTGCTTCCTCACAAGCCTTCAATCTCATATTCCCTCCCAGAACAATCATATCCTTATTCACTACAATAGGTCTAAGTTCTAACATCTGAGGAAATTCCCTGATGCTCTTCACTAACTTCTCAAACTTATCTCCTTTGATGAATCTAGGATTATCAGGATTTGATCTTACCTGTCTGATATCTACTCTTTCCATAATTATAAAACCCTATTCTTTTATGTTGCGTTTTCTCTCATCTCTGATGATCTTATTAATCATCTGCTGATTCATCCTCCTCTGTGATCTGTTAGGAGTTGCAGGAGCAGGAGGAAGATCCACAAAGTTAGCTAAGAAGTTCTGCTCATCTCTAGATAATTGCCCTCTCATATGTACCTGAATCAGGATATGCAATAGCATCTCTAGATTCTTCCTATTCACTAAGGTTTGTTCACTTTTACTCATCTTTTTTTGGCTTTACCTTTTTAAGTAATTCAGTTGTTATTTCTAAATGAGAAAAGTACACTTTAGCATTAACGCCATAAGCATACTTCTTTCTCTGTTGACTTGTCATGTTAGCTAAAGCCATTATCTCTGATGCTCTACCCATCACATTCTTATTAGCCTCAATCTCCTTTGATACTTTCTTATCAATAGTGCTGAGTTGGTTATTTGTTTCTGGATATCTTCTGTCCAACCAAATCTTGATGCTTGAATACTTAGATTCACCTGATCAATCATCAGCATCTGAAGATACTTCTGGATCTCTCTGATATGTCTATACTTCCTAATCATTCTCAATTCCGTTTTCATCCCTATCTCTAAGGCATAGTTCTATAATACTCATAGGCTTATTGCAGTTGCAGCTCATTATAAAGTTATTGTTGGATGTACATACACATACATTAAAGCCAGTACGCTTAGTGCTAAAGTGCAGATTGTAAATACCATTAAGGCAAATAGAATCTTTGTGGCTTTCTCTTGCTCATTCATCTCTCTTTGGTTTTAAAGGTTTCTATCTTTTCAAGTGTCTCCTTTAGTATTGCATTCCAAGCAAACTTATCCTTGTCAGCGTTCCAAAGTTTCTCATACATCTCAAATAGTATCTCTCTCATCTCTCTTTGGTTTAAAGGTTTCGTTGTAGTATTGTTCTGCATCTTCTTGGTGTCTATTGGGGTCAACGGGGATAAATTCCATACCTGCAATGTTAGCAGCAATAATCTGCTCCTTCTCCATTTCTTTGGCTTTATTAACCGCTATTTTAAACTTATCCCATTCGCTTGGATACATTTCGGGTAGGATATTATCTAATTCTTGGTATAACCAGTCTACTGCTGTCTGTTTCATCTCTCTTTGGTGTTAAAGGGTTCATCATATAGACCTAATTCTTGGTCTCGTTTCATTATCTCGGCAAGTAACCTCTCTCTTCTATTTGGTAGTAACCAATTGAGGAATTTATTACAATATCTTTTCATATGTCTTTGGTGTTAAAGGTTTCTCATCTTTTTGTTTAAGTCTTTTAGAAGTGTTTTAGACTCTCTAACAATATAATCTCTTAACGGCTCTTGCTCATCTGTATCCTCGATATATTCTCGCTCATCATTATCGTCTGTCCATAAAACGACTCCCATAAAGTATATAGCGGAGTTATTCCACCCATACGATTTGAACTCAAAAGGGCAGTAATATTCTAAACCACCTCGGTCTTGCAGTTCGTTGTTAAGTTCTTCAACTAATGCTAATGCTTCCTCATTCATCTCTCTTTGGTTTTAATTGATGGATAATCCCATCATTATATGCTTAAATAGTTATTAATGGTGCAAATAAGCATCATTCAATCTACTTATTTACCCTTACTTTGTGTAGTGGTATATGCAAATATTGCATATCGCAATTCGCGAATAAAGGGAGGGTTTGCTGAATAACCAATTCACTTATTAAATTAATAAAAACCCCTCCCTCTATTCCTTATGGTAAATCTTCTTCTTCTACTCTAATTACTATGTTATCAAAATTCAGGCTCTGGAGTGCTTTCCTACATTCTCTAGCCTTCTCAATACTATCAAATATAGCATTGAACTTTCCTTCTACAAATACTCTAAATCTTCTCATCTCATTTTATGATTATGAATCTCCTTTAACATCTCCTTACATTCAGGTACATCTCCAAACTTTATATGGCAAGATCTGCATACCGCCATTAGGTTTTCAATCACATCCTTATTCCCTGATCCTCCTGCACCTCTATTCTCTATATGATGAATATCAACTGCTCTGCTTCCACATACCTCACAAGGAATGAAATCATCCAGAACATAATTGAAGTGCTTCATATAGATCTTAGTATGCTTCTTCACAATGTTTCTCTAATTGTATAAGTGTCCAGATCCTGATTCTTCACAAAGAAATCTCTGTATAAACCAATAGCCCTGTTGAACTTATGTTCTCCTCTCTTATAGAACTCCTCAGATACATCATAGATACCTATATCAGTAGATGATTTGTCTAGAGCAATAAATGTAAAATCCTTGTAGGATGTCTTGAATAGATTGCAGTAGATATAACATTGTAAATCATATCCATATTTATCTGCACTATAACGGAATGCCTTTAAATCCGTAGTTGTCTTGATATCAATTATTTCACTCCCTCTCTGGATATCTGCCTTGCCTCTAAACGGAAAGCCTCCTACAAGATCAACCATAGGAACTTCACATTCTGCATCTGATAGATAACTCAATGCAACCTCATTCCTATTAAACGCATCAGCCATTCTCTCTCCTGCATGAAGATCCTTTGTAGTGATGCAGGTCTTAGTTGTATCTGCTTGAGCCTCCTTATACTTCTTAGTATTCTTTGATGCTACATCCACTACCTCAAATATCTTCTCAAAGTTCTGAGGTTCTAGGATCATCACATGAATAATCCTCCCCATCAATAAAGCAGGAGAGTTCTCTGAGTTTCCATACTTCATATAGTTATGG